CTAGCTAATGAACAGCATCAAAAGATGCTTAGAGAGATCGCCAATGATGATTTGACGCCTAAAAAGCACGATTTTAAGGTTCAAAAGGAACTACATGAAAAAATCCGCAATGATGATGACTATGATGACTGGGAATATGGTACTGAACCGATTCCTCTGACTGAATTTTAGTCAAATATGGGTAATAAATAAGTTAGAACTTGTATTTTTGTAATTTCTAATGCCGTTACAACGGGTCAGTCAAGGTTTCAAAGACATCAGCATGTCATTTCAGATTAATCCTCTGAATGATGACTTGATTGCGCTTAATAATGCGACTGCGATTGCCCGTTCGATTAGAAACATTGTATTCACAACACCTGGGGAGAAGTTTTTTGATCCAAATTTTGGGTCTAACATCTCCCAATCACTTTTTGAGAATATTGACGACGTATCAGCACTCGCCATACGCGATGAAATAGAAAATTCCATTCGAAATCATGAGCCAAGAGTCGAATTGATTGATGTTGTTATTGAACCAAATTATGAGTTCAATGAATTTAATGCGACAATTTCGTATAGAATCATCGGAATTGACATTCCACCGCAACAATTAGAATTTCTCTTGCTGCCAACTCGATAAATGCCTCTTCAGAACTTTACTGGTCTTGATTTCGACCAGATTAAAACAACACTTCGAGACTATCTAAAGTCTAACTCCAATTTTACGGATTATGACTTTGAAGGATCGAACCTGTCAACGATTTTGGACGTGTTGGCATATAACACCTACATCACGTCGTATAATGCGAATATGATGTCCAATGAGGTGTTTTTAGACAGTGCAACACTCAGAGAAAACGTTGTTGCTCTTGCAAGAAATATCGGATATTTACCAAGATCGAAGAAGGCAGCAGTATCTACAATTAACTTCTTCGTAGACACCTCAAATGTCTCACCAACGCCCTCTTCCTTGACCTTGAAGAAGGGTCCAGTCGCTTCTACGGGGAATCAGTTCGGTGGACAGTCATTTGTCTTTAGCTTAAGTGAAGATAAGACAGTTCCAATCATCGATAGTGTAGCAAGTTTCGATGAATTGGACGTTTATGAAGGTTCTCTTGTAAATCAGTCATTTACAAAGTCAGATAGGAACCTAGAACAGAGATTTATTCTCAATAATGCTGGAATTGACATTTCTACGCTCAAAGTAACAGTAAAAGAGAACTCAGCATCGTCAGTTTCAGTCAATTATACGCGACAAGAAGACTTATTCAGTGAAAATGACGGAACAACGGTAACTGGATCATCTCCAATCTACTTTATTCAAGAAATTGAGGACGAACAATACGAATTAATCTTCGGAGACGGAATATTTGGCAAAAAACTCTCTGATGGCAACGTAATTGAAGTTTCTTACATCGTAACTAACGGTGATTCTGCAAATGGCATCGCTAATTTGACATTTAGCGGAAGATTGACCTATGTAAGGAATTCTGTTGAGTATGTTGTTACAAGTGGCATTTCTCTGATCTCAACTTTTGGGTCTTCAAGCGGTGGAGAGCAAATTGAGAGTGTTGAATCGATCAAAAAGTTCGCTCCTTTCCAATATTCGACTCAAAACAGAGCTTTAACGTCAAATGACTATGAAATCTTGATTCCAAACAAGATTTATCCAGAAGCTGAGTCAATTTCGGTTTTTGGAGGCGAAGATTTGGTTCCTCCGCAGTATGGAAAGGTTTTTATTAGCATAAAACCAAGAAATGGTGATTTTGTACCAAATTCTATCAAAGAAAACATCAAAAGAGATCTTAAGAAATACGCAGTTGCGGGAATTGTCCCAGAAATCTTAGATCTCAAGTATCTTTACCTTGAAACTGACAGTAAAGTCTATTATAACAGCAATTTAGCGCAAAATTCGGCACTTGTCTCTACTTTGGTTCAATCAACGATCACAAAGTACAAGGAATCTACCGAATTAAATAGATATGGCGCAAGATTCAAATATAGTAAGTTTTTGAGAATTATTGATCAAAGCCACCCCTCAATTACATCAAATATTACCACCATAAAGATGAGGAGGGATTTGGGTCTTGCAGTTGGTGCATTTGCAGAGTATGCAATTGATTTTGGCAATGAATTTCATATTGCATCAATGAGTGGATACAATATTAGATCAAGTGCATTTAAAGTTCTTGATATTAGTGATGATGTATACATTGCGGATATTCCCGATCCAGGTAGAAAAACAGGTTCTATCATTTTGTACTCATTGCCAGTTGAAGGGTCTACCGCACCAATTATAAGAAGAAAAGATGTTGGCAGAATCGATTATGTGAAAGGTCGTATTACATTGAATCCTATCAACATTGTTTCTGGCAAAAACAAAAACGGTCAACAAATCATGGAGATCAGAGCTCTCCCACACTCAAATGACGTGATTGGATTACAGGACTTATATTTGCAACTAGATACTAGTGATGTAGAAATGATTATTGATGAAATTAGTTCTGGATCGGATCCATCGGGATCCAACTATACAAGAAGCTCTAGTTATAGAGATGTAAGCAACAATCCATATTAATCATTAACATAACACTGTAAGATAAAGAGATGGCGGAAAAGAGAGTTCAGTTTAACAAGATTGTTAAGAGTCAGTTACCTGCATATGTAAGGGACGAATTTCCTCTTATCGGGGAGTTTTTGACTGAGTATTATAAGGGTCAAGAATATCAGGGTGGACCAATTGACCTGATAGAAAATATTGATTCTTACATTAAGTTAAACGAGTGTGGAAATACTGTAGGATTCACATCTCTCTCTTCAGATATTGATAGTATTGACAGCACCATCTCTGTTGATAATACCAGTGGATTCCCCCAGAACTATGGTTTGATTCGTATTAACGATGAAATCATCACATATACTGGAATCACAACCAATAGCTTTACTGGATGTATTCGTGGTTTTAGTGGAATTACCTCATTCAGAAACCCTGATGACACTGAAGATTTAGTATTTTCCACTTCTTCGTCAGATTCTCACTCCGAAAATGCAAGAGTTGAAAACCTGAGTGTTTTATTCTTAAATGAATTTCTGACAAAGGTCAAAAAACAAGTTTTACCTGGACTTCAAACCAGAGATTTAGATGCAGATCTGAATCAAACAGAATTTATTCGCCATTCAAAGGATTTTTACTCTACAAGAGGAACTGACGTATCCTTCAAAATCCTTTTCAAGGCTCTTTATGGAGAGGACGTAGAGATCATCCGTCCAAGAGATTATGTAATTTCTCCATCTTTTGCAAATTATAAGAAACAAAGAAGCATTATTGTAGAGGCAGTCTCTGGAGATCCATTTGATTTAGTCAATAATACTCTTTTTCAAGATGCATATGAGAATATTTCTAGAGCATCTTCACCTGTTGCTAGCGTAGAAAGAATTACTGTTGGTATTTTAACTGACGTATTCTATAGATTAGGTATTGATGGTTCCTTTATTCAGAATACAGGCACCTCAAACTTGCTGTATGATCAGTTTTCCACACATGCAAAAACGCAGGTAATTGGTGAAGTTGGAATTGGACAAACTATTGTTGATGTAGATTCAACTTTAGGTTTCCCCAGTGCGGGAACTTTGTCGGTAATTTATAAAGATTCTACTGTTGGTGTTGTAACTTATACCTCAAAAACCGTAAACCAGTTCTTTGGAGTTGATGGTGTAACTTCAGTAATTGGTGATGGCGCAGAAATTGATCAAAACACGTTTGCATATTCTGCAGGGCTTGGCAGAACTGATGGAATTCGTGTCAAAATCAGATCTGTACTCAATGATTTAGAGATTCCCAACAATACTCATAACCAAAAAATTGGTTCTAGAATCAAAATTAAATCTCTGGGTAGAATTGGAGAAGATGTAAGATCAAATAATTGGTTCTTTAATACTGCTCAGAATTATGAAGTTGAATCATTAACTCTCGTTGACGACGCTAACGGTATTTTTAGACTTGTTACTAAGGATTTTAACATTCTGAAAATTGGCGATAAACTAAACTTAACTGATACTGGTGAAGAAATTATTGAAAACTTCATCGTTAATGACGTGTTCAATGAAACAACATGTCTGATTAGAGGTTTTGGTGTTGCCAATCCAGACACCATTCTCAAAGTTACAAGAACTTTATCAAAAGTAGACTCAGATATTCACCAAAATCTCAGTGCAGTTACGGCTGACATACAGAATGTTTACCTTGGATCGGGTAAAAACTTAGTGGCAGCGCCTTCGATTCCTCACTTTGCTGATACTAAGATCAATCCAAAAACTCAAAAAGTTGCTTTTTCGGGAACATATCTTGCCGGAGAAGATACTTTTAAAATTACTGATAGAATTGACCACAATTACTACACTGGAGATGCAGTTTATTACACTCCAGAGAAAAATGCAGATGGAGATATTGTAACTTCACTTGGTTTTGACGAGGGATTATACTTCATTAGAAGAGTTGATGAAAACAACATCAAGTTGGCAAAGAGCCCTTCTAACTTATATAACAACATTTTCCAAAAAGTATCTTCATCAATCCCCACTCTTACTATAAACTTAAACACTATTGAGAAGTATAACTTCAAAAACAAGAGTATCAAACCACAAAAACTCTTAAGAGAAGTTGCTAATCCAGTTAATGATGGTGTAAAGCGTCAGACTACATCAGGATATAATGGTATTTTAATCAATGGTGTTGAAGTTCTTAATTACAAATCAAAGAATTTTGTATACTATGGAAGAATCAACAGTATTGATGTAGTCTCTGGAGGAAAAAATTATGATGTTGTTAATCCTCCAGTTTTAAGAATTAAAGATGAAAATGATGCTGGAGTAACCATTGGTGCTGGTGCTACTGGATTTTTGGCAGTAAATGGCAAATTTGATGAAATTAGAGTTTTAGATCCTGGTTTTGATTACCTGGATGTTCCTAGAGTAAAAATCTCTGGAGGTAATCCTACTAGGCCTGCAGTTGCTGAAGCAAAGTTATCTGTAGTCCCTCACGAAGTTACTTTCAATTCAACGGGTATTGGATCCATTGGAATTGGTTCGGCAACCTCTTCTGTTG